AGCTGCATAAAAAAATAGCGTAGTAGTCTAAAAAAACTTCTACGCCATAAAGTCTAACTTTTTGGGGTCACATCATTAATTGCATGTCTTCTTTAAATTCCGCTAATTTTTCGCTTTCAGTTGTTTCAAGCATTTTATTTGTAATTATTTTTTTGCAATATGTGTACGTCATCCATTACACCTCCAATCCTAATTCAATTTTTGACACTCTGAAATCAAGCTCTATAAGATAATCCTCTACAGTCGGCTCCTGAAGTGGCTCTATAGGTGGTTGTTCTATCTTCGTCCACTCTCCACTTTCATATTTATCACCAATACCAAAGGGAGAATCATTTTCTAATAAAACCATATCATCTATAAAACTATCACGAATAAACACTTCTTTAAGGGTTTCTGCTTGTTCTTTACTTTCAAATACAGCTATATTTATAGCTGTTTTGTTTTTAATAAATACATAATTCATTTTTACCTCCATTAAAATCCATAATAACCAATATAAACCACGCCTTGACGACCTGCACCACCATTACCCCCGGTTTGATTACCAGCTGCGGCGCCGCCGCCTCCACCACCGCCACATCCATATACTGTGGCAGCTAACCCATGTCCAGCTACAGAGCCCGTACCACCTGAACCACCATTTCCACCACCATCACTAGTTCCACCAGTTCCCGCAGTATAACCACTTCTGATGCCGCCGCCTCCACCACCGCCACCAGATAATATCGGCTTTATGGTATTAAAAAGAAGATTTTTACTACTCCCTGGATTCCCTGGGGTGGCTAAATTATCTGAGTTTAGCATTCCGTTACCCCCCGTACCACCATTGGCTACTGTACCAGTACTTATAAACTGATTTGAAATTTGCGTAATTCCACCATCACCACCTGGATCACCTACTCCTCCTTGTCCATTACCTGTTCCAATTGCGCCAGCACCACCGCTGCCGCCAGCACCAATTACTATATTAAAAACATCACCAGAAGTTACAGGTATATTTGCGACTTTGACAGCTCCGCTGTTACCACCTGCACCACCATTTCCACCTTCATTATTACCATAATATTTAGTAGCTCCTCCCCTTCCTCCTTGTCCGCCATCAATAGCTAAAATATCAATAGCAGTGACACCAGCAGGTACAGTCCAAGCCCTAGAAGTTGTTATTGTTTCAACTGTATATTTAAATTTGTTATTTATAGCTGCACCCATATAAGCAGATAAAGCTTCTCCATCAGTATAGCTTGCTGCTGTCAAATCATTTCTGATTTTAACATGTCCAAAAGCTGCTGTAGTTCCAACACCATATGTACCAGCTGTATTTGCATGGTTTGTAGGTGCAAACTCAGTGGAATCTTTATTATCTAATTTATCAGCATTTCCAACTTTAGTAGTACCATTAATTATATTATTTATGATATTTACAATATTTTCTAAAGATATTAATATTTTAGGCTTTGCCATTGTGAATCAACCCCTTCTCTAATTTCTTGCTTGTTCTCGTCATTTAGATTAATATATGTTGCAAGAATGTCTTTAAGATTCTCGCCACGTGCTAATTTTATCTTTATTCCTGCAATCAGTATTCTTTTCTGTATTGTTGTCATTAGATAGCACCTCCTATTAAATCAGCTAATGTTTCGGTTAGCATATCTATGTTTTCATTTGCAGTTTTTTGCTGATTCTTAAGCATGTTGTTCTCAACCTTCAAATTTTCAATCTCAAGTATTTCCTCTGTAGCAGTGTTCTGATATTGAATCTGCACCCACTTGAAATTTTGATTCAATTTATCATACATCGGATAATTAACCGACATATGATCCGATTCAGGTGGTTCAGTATAATCATCTATAAGAATATATTGCCTATTGGTCGGATTATTCTCTATGTATTCAGGATTCATTATAGATAGAACCTTTACTACTTGTTTGTTTGATTGTTCTAAATTTATTGCTTTTTGCATGCTTCGCCTCCTTATTGAATGTATGTTGCTACAGCGTATGTTACCCCAGTTGAGTATAGAAAATTAGATACGCGAAAACGACATACACAATTATTAAAATTAAAAATAGTTATAGCTCCAACAGTGCCATAAGTACCCGATACGGTTATATTCGACACATTGTTAAATTTTGTACCTTTATCGTCAATTCCGCTAAAAGTACCTGATTCTGTATATACTTCGAAATTACCCTCTGGAACAGTCCCGCTAAATCGGTCTGTTATTCCGAACATAGTAGCATTTACAGTTGTTGATGTTGTTGGATTGTTCTTGTCTAAGTAAAATGTTACTAAATCAGCTGATGTAGTTATACAAGGTATATGGGTATTATAACTATTCCCAAATCCTTCACTTTTCACACCAACCAGTGACCCAGATAAATCATTTAATCCTTTCAATGTCCCAACCTTCCCAAATATATTAACACCATTTTTAATATTAGCTGGTGTTAAATTTGCACTACCTTCAATGGTTTGTACACCACTCAGATATTGTCCTGCGGCTATCGTTTGATTTGTTGTTCCAGGTGTATATGTTTGTGCGGTTTTACTTGGTATAGTGCCTGTAATTAGACTTCCGCTGCTATTTTTAAAGGTTTTGCCTGAAAGAACATCACCTGCTGTTGCATTACCTTCAATTTTGGTTAAAAAAGTTTTAATTTTATTCGCCAGTGATGAGAAGGTCTCTGCTGCCGTGGCTGCTACACCTTTTGAATTAATTTCAGCAGCTACATTTGTTTTTCCATCACTGGCAAGTTGAAAAAGCTGCTTTACTGATTCAGCACTTGCAATCTTATTTATGCCACCACTATAATCATTGACTATTTCAGGTTTATTTGCTAAAGAATTATAGTCATATGCTGTTTGAGTAATCATGAAATGAAGCGATTCTCCGGCAATAAGGCTATACTCAATTAAAGTGACTGTATTATTTGATATAACATAGTTAATATCTTTTAGCAGAATCAAATTATTATCATCAACTATTTCAAGCCCGTCGTTTATCGGATTAAATTGTTCTGTAGGTATTACTATTGCATTTGTTGCTTGTGAAGCAGTATACTTCCAATATCTTTTACCGCTTTGAAAAATAACATTTGTAACACCACCCCCTGAACCTCCATTAGAAACCATAAATTGGCGAACCTTTAAAGGGGTCATAAGAGCCGAATCAGATACTCCTGCTTCAGCTTCAATTTGATTAGCAATAGGAAGTTCATTTATAGGAACCTTATTATTTATTAAATTTGCTTTTTGGATTGCAATATTTTCATTTTCTTCTTCAAGCTCCTTTATTTTTCCATCAATCTTATCCCAGTTAGGGTTCATAGCAGTTATGTCAGGTGGACTGTCTGTGAGCTCCGGTTTTATAAGATTATAATTTGTTGTTTGTTTCATTTTCTATCACACTCTCTTTCTTTTATTTTGATTAATCAACATTAACTGTGACCTTTTTATTTAACACTGATTCAGACAATTTATAGCTGGCTTTCTCATGTTATACGCCAATAATATATCGATGCTGCATTAACAATGTTTTGACAATCTTCTCCAAATGATATATCAGCCTAAGTTTTGATATTCTACCAGCTATAGCTTGCTCTGAATTTTGCATTTACTGTTTTTTATACTTCTGTTATTAAAACGATATATAGCTTTTCACCGATTCCCAATCATTCATAGATGCCACGGCATTCCAGTCGGCAAAATTGCTCTTTATGTCTTTCCAAACAGAAAAGTATTGTATAACCAACAGTTGAATGTGTCCGGGAACTAAGGGCTTTAAGGACCTGGAAATATCCTCATATCGGTAATCCTTACTGTTATCCGGACTCAAAACCTGGACTCTTAATAGCCCATGTCCGGGTGCAGGATTGCTTGATTCATCAGACCCGAAAAAAGTAACTATGCAATTGCTTCCTGTTATTGCATTGGCTATATTTTTTACGCTGTTTTCATTAAGCTTATTTCCCTTCTGGAGCATGGAAATTAAATAGCTTTTTCTTTGCGCAAGTGTACCCAGACCTTTAATTTTCATGAAATCTTCGAGTCTGACAATTGCATCATCAGAAGCTGTTGTAATGAATGCATCAGATTTTATTTTTTCAATTTGAAAATACAAATTATCAAAATCCTTATTTTCAATATCAAATATTGTTTTAAGCTGCTTTGTTTCTGATATAAAATCCGGAATATACCTTTCAAGGCAGGTTCCGTCTATTGTATATTGAATATTGTCAATCATACTGCTGTCACCACCAGATTAAGGCTGTTTAAAACAGGAATATTATCACCTTCCAGCGAGATATCCGTTATACCTCCATTTACGGTTAGATCACTTACATCCGATATGCTGAGACAATCTAATAAAACACTTCCTATCTTCATATAGCTTACGCTGGACTTAGCATATGTAATTGAAGCCAAATAGCCTGCTATTGCGTCTGAAACACCTTCCGCTTCCGAATACCCTTCTGCCAATACAATTGATCCTGATACATCTATATTCAATTGTGTTCCTCCGGTAACAGTTACCTTGCATCCAACCGGGGCAGCTCCATTTCCTAAGCCTGTACTTCCCGGGTCCATGTATTTCTGAAATCTTTCCACCAATGCAGTCTCTGCAGGCAGATATTGCCTGTTTGTTATGGCAATCTTCAATGTATTCCCTCCTGCCCAAAGAGGAAATATCTTCGCTGTACCTATACCGTCAAATTCTGTAGCCCACTTAAGATATTGAGATGTATTTCCATTCTGATAAGGAATAGTCAAGTATTGTTTAATTCTGCTTCTTAAGCTTTCATCGCTTTCCTCATTAGTTCCTGCCTCAATTATATCTGTCAGAACGGCCGTAACTCCGTTTACATTATCGATATTTTCAAGCGTGCCATTATATGTGTTTCCCATTTCTCCCGACTGTTCACATGCAGCAACATATATACCATCATCTGATTCTTCAATGATTTTATATGTAGTTTCTCCTATAGCCCATCTGGTTCCCACATCAATTGGTCCTGTCGTTTCAACCCGCCTTTGGGCATAAGCAGCGGGCTTTCTCGTAATTCCATAGTCTGCCGCTTTTCTGTCCAAATACTCGTCTACGGCAGTGTCCGCATAAAACAAGTCAGCATAATTGCTTAAATTGAAATATGCCTGTGCCAATTGATATGCACACGGAGCAAGTGCATCATAAATAACCGAGCCTTCTCTCTTATCCACATCACTGGTAACTTTCATCAGCATATCATTTAATATTTTTTCATAAGTCATGTTTTCAAACATTAGATATTCACCTCCCTTGATACTGTTAAATTACCATAAATACTCTGCACATCAAATATACAGCTCAATGCATCTGTATTTTCCGTAAATTGGAAGTTATTAACCTCTATAATTCTTTCGTCCTGGAGCAGGCATTCACGTATTCGTTTCTTCAGCTCAATTTTTACATAATCTCTGTCCATACCTCTTAGATTTTCAAGCTCAATTCCATAATAAAAGCTATATATGGGATACTCAAACTTTTCTGTATTAAGTACTTTGTATATAGCTTGTTTGACAGCTTCCAGTCCATCTGTGAATCCTTGAACACCTTCCTTAGACATTTTATATGTTCTGGTTGTTTTAACTTCTTCTGTAAATCTTGTATCTGTATCAATTTTTCCTCTTGGTATCACTCTTCTATCACCTCCAAAATATAAAACTGCTGACCGCCGTGGTTTCTAAGCAATCTCACCTTGCGCCCCGCTGTCAGAGAATTTTTTAGATTTCCCACTACCAGCTCAGTTGGAATAACCAGCTTATCACTTATCTTAATTCCATCAGAGGTTACTGTTCCGGCCATTAAGCTGCACAGTTTTGCATTGTTTAGATAATTTTGAACAACTGTTTTTATTTCATTAATCATATAAACACCTCTAAAGACATTGTGTGAACAGGAAGAAATTTATGAGTAACGGATCTAACAATAAGGTTTTTGTTAAGCTTTGCATCTTCAATTCTTCCGTAAAAACTGCTTCCTGCCCTGATTCTTGTATCGCCCAGACATTCCAGACTTAATGATTCAACTTCCTTGTTATATAGTTTAAGGAGCATATCTGTCTTTGACTTTGCCTGAGATGGATTTAAATTCTTGTCAAGAACCTCAAAATACTGCAGCAAACCAAGCTTGTCAATTGAATCTCCATCCTTTGCTATATAAACGTCTCTCTTACCTGATACTTCATTATCGCTGACAAGTTTTATCTGGTTATAAAAACTATCATCTATTGACTTTTCAAAACTATAGTCATAGCATAGGCTTTTATCTCCCAATACAAGGTCAAGCTCCAGCTCTGTAAGGTTTCGCAATGAAATTTTTCCAAATTCATCCCTGAGTAAATACCATTCACCCTTATTGGTTAATGTGTCCTTTATTCCTTCATAGATCATATCCAGCCAGGTTTTATCATCCTGAGCGCTTGTAGCAAGGATGTAGCCTGTGTCAGACAAGTTTCCGGTTTTCAATTCAAAATATACACACATCTTCTTAATCAAATCGGTTATGGTGCTGTTTTTAATTATTATCGAATCCTTGGCCTTGCAGTACCTTAGCTGATCATATGCAGTAACAGATATTTCACCCTTGCTGTTTATACTGTGCTTAAAAACATAACCGTAAAATATGCCTGTATCGTCATATTCAAATGTCACACAGCTTCCATTTTGTATTTTCAATTCATCATCAATATATGAAAATTCAAGCTTGCTGCACCCATCATTCAGCTTGTCGGTATATGTTGCTTCCTTTACAAGTTCGCTGATATCATACGTCTGTCCATCTATTTCTATTAAAAACTTCATTGTGGTATCACCAGCCTCTGCCCCGGATAAATCAAACTGGGATTTTTTATATTGTTTGCTTCAACAATCTTATTATATTTTGAGCCGTCTCCGTAATATTTTTTTGCAATGGCCCACAAACAGTCGCCTCTTACAACCACATAAGTCCCGGTTCCTTTAGGGTTAACATCAACTTCAGGTGCCTTACCCAAAGTATTTACTGTTCCCGTTAGAGCAGATGAAGGAATCCTTTTAAATTTCCTATATTCAGAAAGCTTAAAAGAAACATACTTGTCCCCTTCTTCTCCTGCTTTTTCTGTTATGGTAAGCTCCTCAATCAATACAAGGGAATTTATGTCTTCTCCCAATCCGTTGCTTGCTGTGAACAATACAGGCTTCATTTCCTTTCTCCAATCAGAAAAAAGCTTCAAATAGTTATCTGATGTTTTAAAATCTCCTGCAGTCTCCATATAATGGCGCAGGTTGTATGGAAATTCTGTCTCAAAGCTGTACTTTGCAAGCTCCATATGTGTCGGTACAACTATTTGTCCCAGCCTCAATATATTATATTTCTCGTTGGCCTGCGCAATTGATACTTCTATCTGCTCAGGGTTAACAGGCAGTGTATATGTTTCATTATTATATTTAAAAGATACTGAATATCCCATTAACTATACGCCCCCTCTGCTGCCATTGCTATTTCTTCTTGTAATATTCTTTTTATACTTCCTGCAACTTTGTTAGCATCTGCTTCTTCATGTATATCACCGAATGTCATCTGTATACTCGGAGCCAGTGTCGCAGTATTGAATTGATTAATATAATCTCTTTCAGCTATATCTCTCATATACTGTAAATCTTCATCAGCCATGTTTACTTCAACAGCTCCGTTATTACCCATACCTTCAACTATTACAGGAGTATCAGGATTAGCATATTTGTTAAAATCAAAAGGATTATCAATATCATCAAACCATGAACCCGCAGCCAGATTACTTCCAAAGTTATAACCTTCATCCATCATTTCATCTAATGATTTATAGTCCCATCTGACAGTCTTAACTAAATCATTTTCATTTGAAATATCATCTCTTGCTTTCTGCAAATTCGATAAAATGCCTTCAAGACCACTTGCTGTATTTAACTTAATTCCTGGTATCATATTAACTACTTCCACTAACGAAGTTGCTAAATTACTTATCCATCCAACAATGGATAAAACCAAGTCAATAAATAAAACCTTTATAGCAGCTATAGGGTCAATAAGGAAATTTCTTAGAAAGTCTGAAAAAGTAAAAAATAAATTTACAGCGCCCGCAATCATGTTATATATAAATGAAAAAAGACCCCAAAATGCACTAAATACCGAACCCAGTATAGTCTCCGTACTGATTCCGAATGCATTCAATGCTGCAACAGCAATACCTATTGCTAAAATCACGAGAAAAATCGGACTTTTTATCATGCTCAGCAATTTAAAATTTTCAAGCAGAGGCACTGCTGTAGACCATAATTTTGTTATTATTCCAGCCAAAAGATATCCTCCAATTGCTGCTAATACAGGGCCTATAATATTCCAATTTTTTATTACTATATTAAGCAGCCAGTTAATCATGCCAGCTAAGAGGCTAACCCCATATATAATATTATTAATAAACGCCTGAAACCCATCCGTATTGATTATTTTATTTATGGAATCCATAAGCGGCTCAAACACTCGCAATCCACCATTTTTTATCTTATTCCACAAATCAGCGAATGTCATGTCTGTTTTTCCAAATTCCGTATTAATGCCATTTGCTGCCATGAACATAGCGTTCTTAATAATATCAGATGTTATTACTCCCTCAGCCGCCATTTTCTCCAGCTCTTCATTTGATTTGCCCGTAAATTTTGCAATGGCATCTGTCATTATAGGAGCCTTTTCCATAAGGTAAAGGAAATCCTCTGCTTTCATATTACCATCGGACATAGCCTGAGTGAGTTTCTGCCATGCGGATGATTGGTCTGCAGCGCTTGCGCCCCCAGCCTTAAATGATTTTTGTGATAATTCCGCAAATGCTACCAGCTCATCATTAGACTTAAAAGAATCTTTAGCCATAGTACCCATACTGTATATAGCACTTGCCATTTCAGTGTAGGATCCTCTTGAGCGATCTGCAGCAGCAAATACTTTGTTCTGCAATTCTGTCTGAGTTTGTAGACCGTCATTTATTAAAGCAAGCCTGGTCGAAGTATTGGTGAATTCATCTATAATACCCATACCTTTTTTAATATTTTCAATACTGGCTAGTGATTTAAAAAGTTTGCTAAATCCTATGCTCGCTTTTCCTGCACTTGTACCTGAAGCTTCAAATTTATTATTGATTTTATCTATTTGAACATTTGCTTCAAATACTTTATCCACCACTTGATATGTTTTTCTAATTATTTTATCAATACTCGAAGAATATCCATCAAGTGAATTAAGAGATAATTCTAATGTCGCCATCCCTTTCTGCCTCCTTTCTGTTTTAATTTGTCTGCTTCCTTTTTCTCAGCCTCAGTTCTTATTTGTATGCTTGCATATACAAATGACTTTTCTCTTTGAGACATTTCATTTAAAACTGAGGGGAGAATATGGAGTTTCTGCAGGGCAAAATGCGCAAGATTCATCTCCGCATCGCCCTGCTTTATTAGTTTTTTGCTTCTTCAACATCCTCATTTACATCCGTATCCAGACTGCTTAACTTTTGTACAGCCTGTGACAGCTCCGCATATTCTCCTACAAGCAGCATTTTTTGAAGCAGAGCGGATTCACCCAGCACTCCATAAGCATTTTGCAGTTCTGTGTTCTTAAGGTCCGGGAACACAACAGCGCTGGCCGTTAAAGCCGATACATATTCTGTTCTGTCAAAGGTTTCAAACCCTTTTTTATCTCTTTTAGTAACTTTTTTTATAAGCTGCTTGTTTTCCTCCTGTGATATAGGACGTATAACAAACGGAACAGGCTTTCCGTCTTCAATAAACCTGCTCGAAATAACAATCTCCTGATTTTCAACTTTTACAGGATTTAAAAATGCATTTAATGAACTCATTTCATCATTCCTCTCTTATCTAATTTATTTTAAGCATTTCAGGCTGCTGAAAACTCCTCCCATTGATGCCGTCAGACAATAAATATTCACGTATATAAGAATATTTTATTGCCTTATGATTAATACATTTTTCAGGATGAACAATTTCAACAGCCTTGATTTTATAATATATTATTTTTTATTATTATCTGTAATTTTCCGGTAAATCGAAATAGCTTAATACTTCCATATCATCGAATGTAAAATCAACATCGACAGTAACAGGGTCATCTGACTGGTCATCAATCGTTGCAACTGGTATTGTACCCAGAAGTACATTCATAAGTACAACCTCCTGAGCCCCTACTGTAGACTGCTCGTCCTCATTTTTAACCTGTATTTTTATGCCGCCGTATGAACCTTTCTTTATATAGCTTAACGCTTGCTTCAGCATACTGCTGTTCATAAAGTACATTGTCATACTTCCTGTTCCCTCTGCTCCTGTTACCTTATGTTGAGTCATTCTGTGACCAAGCATTCTTCTTGCCTGAATATTAAGTTCCAATTGAGCGGATAAACTTGATATTTCAAAAAGCTCTCTGTTAACACCATCTATAGTTATATAAGCTTTTCCTTCTTTTGACGATATGGTATCCGCCAGTCTAGTGTAATTATTATCCATAAAAATCTACCTCTCTTTCTTATGCCAGATTGACAGTAATATAAATCTTTTCCACACTGTCAACCGGTTGAATATAGCAATCGATTATTACTGCATCTGAATCTGTTCCTGCAGATACCATTACATCCTCAGCCGTAAAGTTCTGAATTGCATTAAGTCTCTGCAGCTCATTGAAATATTCAATCAATGTTGCCCGAAGCAAAGACCTTCCGTCAGCATTATTGTTAATTTTGCCGATATAGTTTGATTCGAATATCTCAACAATATCATTATTTATACCATCCAGGGTTCTTATAACACGGTTTTTCCTGAACACCTTTCCCTTATCTACTGTTTCAGAAGTAAGTGAATTGATGTCATATACAGCCGTAACATTCTGAGCTGAATCAACCTTGAAAATAAATTTTCCTGCAGTAATGGCTGCCTCCATTTCTGACTTTGTCATGCGCGGTACTATATCAACAGCTCCCGTGTACTTTCTGCCTGTATTTGACTTGTTGATGCCCGCTCCGGCTGTAATACCAGCAACCCATGCAACAGCTTGTGCTGCTGTTAAATTTGTTCCATCAGACAATGTAATTCCCTGCGTAACATTTATAACAGCTTCTGAGTCAGCCGTATAGTTGGCAAGCACTCCTTGCATTTTTTTGCCTTCAACATCTCTCATAGATTCAATCCATTCAGATATTGCCAGCTTATTTGAATCAAATCCCGTACCATCATATGGATATGCAAGTACGTTGAACTGAATAGTCCTGAGAGCTGATAATGCACTTGTAATATCCTGCGTATCATGTCCTGAGTCTAAATTATATACCAGTACAGTCTTTGCTCCTTTTAATGTTTCATTTACCAACAGCTTATCGGCTGCCGCAACTCCTTCAGGATAACTTTCCTCTGTTGCCGTAATTTTATAGATTTCTCCAGGTGTACCTGTATTCATTTCCTGTAATAAAACCACTGTTCCACGTTCCCCTGGTGTAATTGACAAAGGAGTGCTGGTAAGGAAATTTATGTACGCTCCCGGTAATATTTTATTTTGATTTTCCCATGTTCCTGCCATGTTTTAACCTTCCTTCTTATATATTTGTATTTGTTTGCTGCTTTTGCATCTTATCCGACACATTTGCCTTAATTTCACAATAATTAATATCAAAAGTGAAATGCAGCACGTTTTCTGTTATTGCAGTCTTTTTATTTAAAGCTCTGTATTTTCCAATTAAATCAAAACTTCTGAGCAAGGACATCTGCACATTCAGGCAATCCTGTTTAATTTCTCTCTCTTCTTTATCACTGAAATATGCAATGTCAAAGGATATAGAGCTTTTATATTTATTGTCAAATCTCTTGCTGCAGCTCTGCGCCGTAACAGATATTAAAAATGACTGCCTGCTAAAGTCTTGCGGAGTAACCTCATCATAAAGCATATATCCCGGATACAATTCAATAAGCTTATTTACAATAGCTTGTTTTATATCACTTATCATACTTTTATTTCTCCATTTCACCTCTTTTATGAACCTCTTAAATAGTTTTGCTGTTAATGTGTGTACTGTTCTATCCTGACTGAATATGAGATTCATCATATTTTACATCATTATGTCAGCTGCAAGCAGTTCATAAATCAGGCTTAATAGTATTAACTATTTTTTTAATCATAACTAATACCTCACTTTCATATAAATTTTATTTCCTCCTGATACAATGTCTAAATTACCTGTTACTGCACCGCCTTAAAATCATTAGCCATTTCTTTGGACAATACCATAGTATCAGGTTTTTATCCCCTACTACTATCAACCTGATTTTAATTTCTTTTAAAGCAATTAATTTTATTTTTGCAATTTAAAAGACACTGCGAAGTATAGATCAGTGTCTTTAGCTGACGGCAGACTGTAACTTTTTCATATTTATAATACTTAGTAAGTATGTGCTTCCAGAGATCTGTCATTTCAAATAACATTCTTCCAGGTAATCAGCCATTGCTTTGGATAATAGCATAATATCAGGTTTTTATCCCTTACTACTATCAACCTAAAAATTATCTTCTCAACCCTCTCTCATATGAAAATACTTCTCTTGCTTTCTTTAAATATCTGTATACTGTGGCCGTGCCTGCAGGAATATCAATACTGGCCTTAATGACTCTGTCCTGAAATTCACCTTTTTTCATGTCCTCTTTTGCATGTGAAAAATAAACTATTTCGACGGCCTGTCTCTCCATTGTATGTAGCTGTGCAATTGTCTTTTCCACAGCAAGTATATCCCATAATTCAGCCTGTTTCTGCCTTATAATACCTTCAGCATACATAATAGCCTGCTCCGTAGGCTTGCTTATTCCTGTTCCTCCGGTCTGCTGCCTTCTTTGATATTCATCAAGAGCCTCTTGATAATATTTTTTCTCCAAATCTTCTTTATGTGGTTTACCCATGAAAGCATAATATCTAAATGCTTCCGTTGCATAGTCTCTTATATGATCCTTTTTCAATCTATTTTCCTCCTCCAAAATCTTTATTTTAGACTCACATTTTTTCTTTAAGCTCAGTTGTTTAAATTATTAACGAATATTCGTGTATTTTAATTATATTATAAACGAATATTCGTTAATGTCAATACACATTTTTGGTTTTTCGTAAATAATTCTTGATTTTTCGTAAACAAAATGTTAAAATAAACATGCAATTAATTATTAGGAGGAAGTATGCTGTGTCGGTAGAATTGGAATTAAAGAATTTAATTTTAGATAGGTATAAAAGCTTAAGAGAATTTGCAATAAAAATAGACATGCCTTATTCAACAATAGACACCATATTGAAAAGAGGAGTTGATAAGGCAAATGTATATAACATCATAAAAATATGCAAGGAACTCAATATTGACGCAGAAGCTCTGGGGGAAGGCAGAATCGAGCACAAACAGACTGATAATCAAGTTAACACCATAGCAGCCCATAGAGATAAACTTGACGCCGACTGGACGGAGGAAGAGCTTGAAGATATTGAAAATTTCAAGAAATATGTTCTTAGTAAAAGGAAATTTAAGGAATAACATCTCGGGGGAGGTCAACTATGACTGCATATGAAGAATTATTACAGACGGCAGATGACGAGGGTATTGAAGTAATAGAATTTACTTTTAAAAGTGATATTAAAGGATTATATTCTGATAATTGCATCGCAATAAGCCACAAATTAAATACTGCAACAGAAAAGAAATGTATACTTGCCGAGGAACTCGGCCACTATTACACATCTGAAGGAAGTATTATAGACTTAAAAAACATTTGCATTCGTAAACAGGAAAGGCAAGCCAGAAATTGGTCATTTGAAAAGCTTATACCTTTAAATAACCTGATTAAGGCTTCTTTTGAAGGCTGCTCAAACTTATATGAACTTGCTAAATATTTAGATGTAACTGAAGAATTTTTGAAAGAAGCATTAGATTATTACCAGTCAAAGTATGGTCTTTACACAGAGGTTGATAATTATTGCATATATTTCAATCCACTGACTGTTTGTAAATACAAATATAAAAAATAGCGGCGGATATTTCCGCCGCTTTAGCTTTAATAACAATGTCACTCTCATAAAGCTTATTCAAAAACCATCATATTGCTGCGATTTTGCAGGTAACATTAGAGCAAAGCAAAATAGTTATCCTTAAACTAAGCTGCAATTTTTTATTAGTAGTCTATCTTTTAATTTTATTGACTATATATAATAAAATGCATGCTCCAATTACAGAAACTACAATACTCCATATGTTTAATCCAGTTACGCCGGAGCCTCCCAGCAGATTAAATACAAATCCTCCGATAAAAGCGCCTACAATACCTACTATAATATTTGCAAAAGCACCCATCTCAGAATTTTTGTCCATTATCATGCTTGCTATCCATCCTGACAGTGCCCCCAAAATTAACCATGCTATATATCCCATGATTTCAACCTCCTTATTTCATACAAATTATTTATATGAAAGTATACCCAATACATTGTCAGAATATTAAAAAAGACCATAAATGATTGGCCGCGACATTTATTTACTAATTGTATATATTGATAAATAAAGTAAAAATACAGATGAAACCTATGAAATTTTCTGCCCGCTCTGAAATTGTTGTTAATTTCTTTCACTATACTTATAAAGCAATTCAAAACTTATATCCAATGCCTTTACAGGACTTAAAATTATGGGAATAGGTACATCTTTTCTCCTTACTAACTCTAATTTTTTTATAAATACCTAAGGAATACCTTATATCTCTGATAATTCTTTTGCAGTCATTTTCTATTTAATCTATACCATCTTATATAAAAAAGCATACAATACCATCCTTTTTATTCATTTAATGGTATTATTATGGCTAAATTAATAATGTTAATACCTTTAACATATATATTTTCTAAAAATAAGAAAATTCTTTTATAAAATCATTACTATTCATTTTTGTCTTATTAACTTCTGACTCTAATTTATTATTCATACTAAATAGATACTCAATATTTCTGTCCGAAATCTATAGGATACGTCCGCTTGATTATATACACCAATTCAAAACTTATCAACACACTTTTTACGCCTTAGGGTAACCTTTTTCTTTACAACATAAAAACTTTGATATATAATTCATTTAAGCAAGTGCACGCTATATTGGAGGAATCTATAAAATGTCATTTTTAAATAAGTTGGAAAATTTAATGCATGATAAAGGGATAGAAAATATAAGTCAATTATCGCGCGAAACAGGAATACCATATACAACCATCGATGGGTTTTATAAAAAAGGCACTGAAAATATAAAGCTTTCAACTTTGAAAAAACTGGCAAGCTATTTTGAATGTAGCCTTGACTTTTTGGTTGACTATAATGTTACGGAAAATACATACAATAAAATATATACTATAGCAGCACACCCTGACAGAGAAGAATGGACGGAAAAAGAATTGCGAGCAATAGAAAATTTTAAACAATTTTTATTAAATAAAAGAAATAAATAACAATAAAATTAAGAGAAAGGTAATTTAAAAAATGGAGGCAAATAAAAAATATTGTAAACATTGTGGAGAGATTATCGATGCTGATTGCGTAATATGCGTGAAATGCGGAAAGCAGGTAGAACAATTGCAGGGTTATAATGATGCTCCTATCATTATTAATAACTCTTCATCCTCTAGTTCAAGTGCTGATACTCAAGTTTATACTGGCACGAGACGGCTACCTTGGTACCTTAAATGGTCTTGGATTTTCATCTTGGGAATACTCACAGGAGGTTCTTATTGGATTGTTGGACCTATATTAAGAGCAATTTGGAACTCTAAAAATTAAAATACCATTTATATGAAAGTAAACACATGGCAGATAGCAGAGTAAGAAAATACCTGATACATGTTTGCACTACTTTTAGTTTAAATTTATAAACTATTTTGCCATTTAAAAACCGACCTTCCTTCGTTATATTTTTGAAAGGTCGGTTCAATGTACTGAACCATAAGGGATTCGACCCCCCGACGCCTAGAGACCCATTTATTGTTTTATCCTATTTTATTCCGTGTTAAAATCATTGAAATATCAATACTTGCGTCCCGTGTCGTGCCAATGTGTTTTTATACAAAATTAAATTGTATTGGCGAATTTTTTATTGATAACAAGGCGTGAACGAAAACTTATAATACAAATGTCTCTTCTCTGACCGAATAAATTAAAAGGGCAGCCTATATTTACATAGACTGTCCTTATTCTACCTTTTAAACAAATACCAATCCTTACTATCAGCTTCATACTTAATCTCAAATAGACTTCCATTTGGATTCTGACAGACAAAGATAACACGTTTAGCACCTAAGATATTTTCTTCATAGATTTTATTGATTTGCTGGATACGTACAACCTGGTCTTCATATCTAAATTTCACAGGCTCTATTTTTCCACTGTCAATTTTTTTATCAGGATTAAAAATTGCCATAACTTTTATAGGCTTATTAACAATCTTCATAAGATTCACCTTCTCAATCGAATATATGTTCTCTCTGAAAATATTATAACATATATTGAAAGTTTTAAAAGCGTAATTTTTTAGTCGAATTATTCAAAAATCCCGGGCATTACGCCCGGGAAACATTCTTATAAGTCAACAAATCCATGAAATACAAAATTCTTAATTACCTCTTGACCGGCTCCGCCTATTACTTTGACCTCGCCGTCGTCTCCAATATTCAAATACTGTATTTGTAACCTAGATGTGCCATAAACCAGACTTTTATATACAATAAGTACCATCCAGTTCTGCTTTATCCTGAATAATCTTTTCAGATTCTTGTACTGTCATATCATTATCCTCCATTTCTGCTTTTATCACGTCTAGGAATCTATCCCACCCCATATCAAGTGTCCTGTGAGGGCAGTATTTGCCACTGTAATCCTGATGCTTGGTCACCTTATCAATTCATACGTACGCTTTTAATCGTTCTGCAATGAATTTGGCGGCTCTCTGTTCGGCTTTGATAAACTTGTCCCCTCCGGACTTTGAATAGCATATTTCTATGGCTATGCCTCCCCTGTTCCCTTTTCCATTGGCACCGTCACCTGCATGAAATGCGTTTCTACCTTCCAATATTGATGTATTGATAATGGGCCAATGGAAGCATTCTGGGGCATGCTAAAATCAGAAATGTATTATCTTAGAAAGTTTAATACGTTTGATGAATTGAAAGAAGCTATAATTGAGTATATAAATTATTATAATAATCAAAGATACCAGGAACGTTTAAAATGCATAGCTACAATAGAATACAGACAATATTTATTGGGTATGTCAGCATAAATTAAGGCCAACCACATAAAATGGTTGACCTTGATTAAGATAAAATTTTTCATTATTTCCACTGTTTACTTGACAGGGGCATATTTAATTGTAAGTGCTTTTTTGAAATTATCTTAATCCTATTTGCGCTTTTGAAACAAGTTTATCTCCTTGAAATGTAAAATTTGCATTAGCTCCACTTACTCCGTCACCATACCAAGTATAAATTACAGTACGATATTGTTCGCCCATTCCTATATCTACTTCAGACACAAGCTCGCCTTCGCTGCCAATAATCTCACTCACCTCTTCATACGTCATACCTTGATTTATTTGATTAAACTCATCCATTGAAATATACTTATTGTCATCTCCTCCGGACATGCCATTCAAAGATAGCATTCCTATTATTGCAAATACTATAATGACTACAATTGCCACAAGACATCCATTCGGCTTTTTCTTAACCTGCGTATTTCCTTTAGCTCTTACAGATGCAATAACATCATCAATTTTTTCTTTGTCGTTTTCATCTGTAATTTGTATTGCATTTTTAGCCTTAGTTTTGCAGATATTACATTTTTTATCTGTATCTGCTAATTTGTTTCCACAATTTGAACATATTTTCATAGTCTCCCCCTATTAAATATTTTTCTATATACATATTACTATTATAGGAAAACAATGTCAATACTTGTCACTTTTATTTTGATCTTTCTGTAAAATTATGTTATTATCTTTCCAAAAGTGTTTGGATGTACATTTTATTATGGGAATATTTAATTTTATTAAATCTGTTACTATGAACACCCCTAAGCCACTGACAATAAATACTGTGTTGGAAAAAGAATTAATTCAACTTGAAAAGCTCATTGCTGAAGAGAAGTTAATACTTGGGCTTGCTTATACAAAAAATACTATTTTGTTTCCTTCATCGAACGGAACATATATAGATGCTAAAAATTTAAGAAGATCATGGAAAAGACTGCTACAAAGAGCCGAAATTCCATACAAAAAGTTTCATGCTCTTAGGCACACTTTCGCCACCACCTTGCTGAAGAACGGTGTCGAGATTACTAGGACATTCATCCATAAAGACAACAGAAATATATCTACACGTATTGAAAGATATGAATGTAGGAGCAACATCAGTTTTAAATGATGTATTCGGTCAATAAATAATAAAAAGACCCTGCCGTAGGGTCTTTTTATTATTTTTCATATTGGCGAATAATTGGCGAATTAAATTTTCATCGACTTATTTTATCCGTTACAACCCTTGAATTACTGAACCATGAGGGATTCGAACCCCCGACGCCTAGAGTTGATTTTTTGCTTTCTAACGATTACTATCGCTTTCATATTTGGCTTGATTTCAATGTTTTTCGTTCTATGCTTTACTAAAGATTTCTATTAATTTTTAACTATGTGTAGTTAAATTATAGTTAAAATATTTTTTATCTACTTCTTAAACAAATACCAGATTTTACTCTCTGTTTCATATTTCAATTCATATACAAGAACCACCCGTATATATTAAATCAGGACTATAAAACCAGGGCAGCCGATCACCTCATTAGTAGATGTCTGCTGCCCTGGTTTTATGTAAGACCCGGGCATTACGCCCAGGTAAAATATAATTTTTATAAATCAATCATTCCATTGAACATAAAATCTGTAATAATCTGATCCGTATATCCTGGAATATAAAGTTCGCCATCATCGTGAATATTTAAAAACTGTGTTCTAGTAGTGTTTGTATTTCTTTGCCTATAAGTCACAAATCCAGTTATAGTTTTAGAATTAGCTGGGCTAACTGACTCAGGAATATAAAATATTGCACTATCATCATTGCTGCCATTGTATTCTACGTCAGCATAAATTTGTAATATATCCTGATTGCTTAGCCTGCGATACTTAAATACGCCCTCATAATCCGCCGGAAGGCTTACATCATGCCACAAATCATCTCCTACTGCATTCACAACACTTAAAAAAGTTTCTTTTTCTTTGTTCTCTTTCATTTCTCTACACCTCACATAATATTTGTAGACAAGCTATATTATGCCTACATTGCTATCCTATGCTTGTACACAATATATGTGATATGGTATAGGTAAAGGATAGCAACTCCAAGCGCAAATAAAAAAATCCCGGCCATTTCTGACCGGGGTATTATGATCTAAAGAAAGAAGGAGTATGCTCTTGATACTACTTTATACTATGCCTGTACATACTACATGTTACATTGTAGGGGAATTAGTGTCAATTCCGCATTTATTCTTTAGAAATATGGTTCAATAATTTATCTAACCCAAGTTTTAATACATTAACAGCATATTTTAATAATCCTCGGATTGTATAATTATTATTTTCGGCCATTTTCTTCACCCCCAGTAACATCATATGCTTGTACACTCCATAGGTGATATTACACAGGTATACGGCATTAGTTCCGCTGCCAGTTACTTGCAAGCCTCTGCCAACTTCATCAACAGCGCCTCGCCATACCTGTAGAATTTCAAATCCTGCATTGTATTATCGTCCAATCCTGCATGCTGTCATTTAACACAGATACATTTTCAAGTATATCTCTTGCAATACTCTGTGTTTCAGCCTGCATTTCTTCAAAATCAATTGAATCGTAGGCAATTTTGTCGTACTGATTATACATTCGGTTTTCTTTGTGTGTATTTTGAGTGAGTATATTCTCCAGGTAAGTCTTTCCCACCATGTGGATAAAGAAACAAAATTTGAATAAGTCGAAAAATTAAATGATGTACTGTAAAAATAAAAAAAGCTGCGTGATGACAGCTTTTTTACATTTCTTACCAGTAAATAAAAAGTAGTTAATTTTTATTAATGACACCTTTTCTATACCGGTTTTTTGTTGAAATTTCAGTGCACCGTGAGGGATTCGAACCCACGACCTTCCGGTTCGTAGCCGAACACTCTATCCAACTGAGCTAACGGTGCATTATTGAAGGCGCCATCCAGATTTGAACTGGAGATCTAGGTGTTGCAGAC